CTGTCGGAACTAGTGGATGCGATTTGAACCTAGCGACAACTTCGTTGGTCGCTGGAGAAGAGGTCGACGTCACAAGTTTCGCAATTACTCAAGCCGAATAGTTTTTCTTCCGTCAGGAAGGGACGGCTATGAGTAGTTTTAATGTTGGTTCTGTCATGGCGGACGGTCAAGGTTTTGCTGCTCCACATGATATGACTATCAGCATGGTCATTCCGACTGGCGTTGTACAAAATGACATTATGCTGCTGGTTGTCAACGCATTTACCTTTGATGGTTCGACTTCGCCAGGTTTTAATATAACAGACGCTCACGGTACTTGGACACAAGTAGGCACAACTCAAGATACTGGTGCTGGAGATTCAGGATTTCATACTTATTCAGCATTGTTTAAACGCCTTGTTGGATCTGGTGAAGGAAATACTAGTTTTACAATTGCTTATACAGGAACAGCTCCAGGCACAGATCAATTCTTCTGGATGGCCGCTCTAGGTGTTTGGACTGGTTTTCCAGGAGGAGTAGATGTTCACACAGTCACAACGAATACAGATTCTATAATTACTGCTCCATCAGGAAGCAGTGGTGATAGTGGAGAATGGGCAGTTTATCTTGGAGCTATTAGTATTAATGGCGGAGGAACCATAACAGCTCCGTCAGGCGTAACAACAAGAGAAAATCATAATAATTCAGGCGTTTGCGCTATTATTAGTGATTCGAACGGTAGTGTTGGCGGTTCTGGAACATCTGTTGGCGGTATTACAGTATCTGATTCAAATGGTGGATCATCTAACTGGTGGTCTATGTGGACAGTTACTTTGTCTCCAACCTCTCCGTCTGGACCTGTAAGCGGTACCGGATCCATTCGAATGCACAAGATGGGTATATCTGCTACGGGAAAAGCTCCAGTAGTAGGTACCGGATCCATTCGAATGCACAAGATGGGTATTTCTATCCAGGCAAGACTTCCTGGTGTTGGTTCAGTTCGTATGCACAAAATGGCCATCTCATCTTCAGGCCATGCGCCTTTGATTGGTACCGGATCCATTCGAATGCACAAGATGGGTATTTCTGGAACCGGAAATCAAGGCTTGTCTATCGTTTTTGTCAGTACTGACATTAACGGTGTTGATACTTATCATGTGGATAGCGGACTTAATGCTCCTTCTCCTCAAATTCTTAGAGTACTTATTCCAACTGCTCCAGATACAAGTTATGAGCCTGCTTTCATCTACGCTTTGCCTGTTCTGGAAGGTTTGTCTGGAACGTTTGGTGATGGTCTAGATGTTATTCGAGTTCTCGGAGCTCATAATACATACAACCTTACTGTTATTGAACCAACTTTTGATATTGAACCTTGGTATGCGGATAATTCGACCGATAGTGGTAAGAAATACGAAACGTTTATGGTCGAACTCGCAGGATGGGTAGAGTCAAATCTTGGAACAGGTGGAGAAGATCATCATCTTATTGGATTTTCGAAATCTGGTATAGGTGGTCAAGATCTTATTCTTAAGAATCCTACAGTGTTTGCAAAATGTATGTCTTGGGATTTTCCTTCAGTACAGATGACTGCTTATGACGTTCCATTCGATGGAAGTTCATCCGCAAACTATGGAACAGATGCTAATTTTCAGGCTAATTATCGTTTGACTCAAGCGTTTCTAAATGCACATGCAACTCCATTCCAATCAGAACCACGTATTTGGATTGGTGATGGAACTGCGTTCGATTCAGACGTTGTAACGTATGATGGTATGCTTACAACAGCTGGAATCTTGCATATATATACAGGAACAGTTAATAGATCGCATGCTTGGGATAGCGGTTGGGTATCTGGAGCTCTGGCAGAAGCACTTAAGCAAGGTGTAGTTGGAACCATTATAGTTCAAATGCACAAGATGAGTGTTTCTGTTGCAGGAAAAATCAAAATAAGTGGTTCTGGTTCAGTTCGTATGAAGAAGATGCATGTTTCTCTTTCTTCTCATATTAAGGTTCCCGGTGCTGGTTCTGTTCGTATGCACAAGATGGGAATTCATGGATCAACTGCTCATTCAACAGTTATTTCTTCTAGTTTGTTCGTTTTCATGGATGTATAAAGGAGGTGTCATGGCACAACCAACGGCTGAACAGCGTCGACAACTTGCTAAGATGCATATAGCAATGCCTGACGGTTCGTTTTATATTAGAAATCGAACTGAACTTAGTGACGCGATTAATGCTGTCGGCCGGGCTACTCCAAATGCTGGCGAATCAGATATTGCTAGAAGAAATGCTGTTCGTCGGCATGTTATTAATCGAGCCAAAGCGCTTAAACTTGAATCTATGATTCCTGTAACTTGGAATCCTGATGGTTCACTCAAACAATTTGATTCTTTGGAAGATGTTCTTATTCATTTTGGAATCAAAGGCATGAAATGGGGACAAAGAAGAAGTAGTAGTTCTTCTGGTCATACCGTTTCCTCAGATGCTGCCAGAGCTTCAACTCTTAAATCGACAGTCAAAAAACACGGTACTTCTGCTTTGTCGAATGAAGATCTTCAGCATTTGGTTACACGTTTGAATCTTGAACGACAGCACGGACAGTTGAATCCAACAGAAATATCTGTTGGTCGAAGAATTACACACGAAGTTCTCAAAATTGGCGGTGATGTTGCCAGGCAGCAAGCTAGTTCGTATGCTTCTAAATACACAGATAAAGGTATAAAAAAGTTGATTGAGCGAGCAGCATAATAAATCTTTCTCAAATCAACAAAAATCAGGAGATTCAAATGGATGATGAAGAACTGAGGACTGACGAACTGGTCGTTGATTCAGAACTCGATCGAGGAGACTGGATCAATAAGCCTGCTGTTCCTGCTACAACCGTTACTGTAAAGAACATGACAGGTCGACCCATGTGGGTTGAAGTTACAGGCGGTACTGTAACAGCTGTTAAGGTAGACGGAGTGACTGTTGGGACCCGCGTCGCTGGAATGTTCCGCGTGCGTCCACTCAGCACAATCGCTTGGGTTGGTAGTGCAGCTCCGACATGGCAGTGGTTCTTCGAATAGAGGTGAGCTGACGCGATGACATTGTCGAACACGGCGACGCCTAAATATTATGGGCAATTCCGTGCTTCGGTCCTTCATGGAGAGATTCCTGTATGCAGAGAAATCTCGCTCGAGATGAACCGTATCGACGAGCTCATCGCCGACCCGAATTTTTATTACGACGATGCTGCTATCGACGGTTTCGTCAAATATTGTGAGAATGAACTTACACTCACAGACGGAAGCGATTTCTATCTTCTAGATAGCTTCAAATTGTGGGCTGAAGCTCTTCTTGCTTGGTTTTATTTCGTTGAAAGAAGTGTTTACGTACCAAATCATGAAGGCCACGGTGGTCATTACGTAAGAAAACGTCTTCGTAAAAGACTTGTTAATAAACAATATCTGGTTGTTGCACGTGGTGCAGCAAAATCGATGTACGATGAATGCATACAAGCATATTTTCTAAACGTCGATACATCTACCACCCATCAGGTAACTACTGCACCAACTATGAAACAAGCCGAAGAGGTTATGTCTCCTTTTCGTACCGCTATTACACGAGCTCGTGGTCCGCTGTTTCAGTTTCTTACTGAAGGATCACTGCAAAACACGACGGGTAGTAGAGCCAATCGTGTAAAGCTTGCAAGTACGAAAAAGGGTATCGAGAATTTCCTTACGGGTTCTCTACTTGAAATTAGGCCTATGTCCATTCAGAAGCTTCAGGGACTAAGGCCAAAAGTTTCTACTATTGACGAATGGCTTTCAGGTGATATTCGAGAAGATGTAATCGGTGCTCTTGAGCAAGGAGCATCAAAGCTTGATGATTATGTCATTGTAGCTACTAGTTCTGAAGGAACAATTCGAAATGGTTCTGGCGATACAATTAAGTTGGAACTTGCTGATATTCTCAAAGGTGACTACATAAATCCTCACGTTTCGATCTGGCATTATAAGCTTGACGAGATTGAAGAGGTCGGAGATCCAGCCATGTGGCCGAAAGCTAATCCAAATTTGGGTCAGACAGTTACCTATGAAGTTTATCAGCTTGATGTAGAACGTGCAGAAAATGCACCTGCATCTAGAAATGATATTCTCGCCAAACGTTTTGGTATTCCTATGGAAGGTTTCACATATTTCTTTACATACGACGAAACTATTCCTCATCGTAAACGAGAGTTTTGGAAGATGCCTTGTGCTATGGGTGCCGACCTATCACAAGGTGACGACTTCACAGCTTTCACTTTTTTGTTTCCAATAAACGATGGTACTTTTGGTGTAAAAACTCGAAGCTATATTTCAAGTCTTACAATGTCGAAGCTCCCGGGTGCTATGCGTCAAAAGTATGATGAGTTTATTAGAGAAGGCAGCCTTCACGTTCTTGATGGTGCTGTTCTGGATATGATGGAAGTTTATGATGATCTAGAGCGATTCATACTTGATAATGAGTATGACATTAGAGCTTTTGGATTTGACCCGTATAACGCAAAAGAGTTTGTAAATCGCTGGGAATCTGAAAATGGACCTTTCGGAATAGAAAAAGTCATTCAGGGTGCTAGAACTGAATCGGTTCCACTCGGAGAACTTAAAGCTTTGTCCGGAGAGCGACTACTGCTTTTCGATGAAGAACTTATGGGCTTTGCAATGGGAAATGCGATTACTATGGAAGATACTAACGGTAATCGCAAGCTTCTTAAGAGACGTCAGGAACAGAAGATAGACAATGTTTCTGCACTAATGGATGCTTATGTAGCTTATAAACTTAATAAAGATTCCTTTGAATGAGAAAGGGGGTGACGCATGGGTAGACGCCTGGATCGTTTTAAAGGTCTTATTCATGCCTGGAACGCTTTCAAGTATCAGGACGAGCATCCTGGGTATCAACAATTTTCTGACGATCTCGGACCTTCATTCACGCATCGTCCTGAACGATCTCGTCCACGTTTTACCAGCGAAAAAACAATAATTTCTGCGATTTATACAAGAATCGCGGTTGATGTTGCATCGGTTCCAATTAGACATGTCAGACTTGACGATAATGCACAATATCAAGAAGATATAGATAGCGGTCTTAATGAGTGTCTATCAGTTCAGGCAAACGTCGATCAAGGTGCTCGTCAATTTCGTCAGGATATTGTAGCTACACTCTTTGATGAGGGAGTAGTGGCGATTCTTCCTGTCGATACAACGCTGAATCCCCTTGTAACTGGTGGATACGACATAAGCACAATGCGTGTTGGTCGTATAATGAACTGGCGTCCAAAACATGTTCTAGTTAGAGCTTATAACGATAATAAAGGAATTCAAGAAGACGTGCTCGTTCCAAAGAGTATGGTTGCTATTGTTGAAAATCCTTTGTATTCAGTTATGAATGAACCTAGCTCGACTCTTAAAAGGCTTCTCAAAAAGCTCAATTTGCTTGACGCAGTTGATGAACAAAGCGCATCAGGAAATTTGGATCTTATAATTCAACTGCCTTATGTCATCAAAACAGAAGCCAGGCGTGCAGAAGCTAATAAACGTCTGAAAGAAATAGAGCTTCAACTTAAAGGCTCACAATACGGTATTGCGTATACAGATGGTACCGAAAAGGTTACTCAGCTGAACAGACCTGCTGAAAACAATCTGATGAGCCAGATTGAATACCTCACTAAAATGCTGTACGGTCAACTTGGTATTACTGAAGAAGTTATGAACGGAACAGCTGATGAGGCAACGATGATCAACTATTACAATAGAACGATCGAACCAATTTTGGGTGCTATGGCTGAAGCTATGGTGAGAACGTTCCTCACAAGAACAGCAAGAAGTCAAGGACAATCGATTGTTTATATCAGGGATCCATTCAAACTTGTCCCAGTCAAAGATCTTGCTGAGATCGCTGACAAGTTCACTCGGAATGAAGTTCTGTCTTCCAATGACATGCGTGCTATCGTTGGATTTAGGCCTTCCAAGGATCCAAAGGCAGATCAGCTTCTCAATAAGAATATTCCGGCTGCATATGGAGAACTGCCTAAGAATGGAATAGACCTCACCAGGCCGAAACTTCCTCCTAAAACAGATCTTCCGCAAATTCCGGCCATTCCACAAGTTCCTGCAATTACTCGAGGGAGCAGATAGTCAAAATGGAACCAGACTTCACTGGGTACGTTACCAAGTACGGAGTCAGGTGCACTGATGGCCGGACGATTCTGGCCCATGCATTCAAGGCGAATGATGGTGCACAAATTCCGCTTGTGTGGCAGCATCAACATGGTGCACCCGATAACGTTTTGGGTCATCTCATTCTTACTCATGTAAATGATGGCGTTCGAGTTGGAGGATACTTTAACAATACGCCTGCTGGCCTGCAAGCCAAGGCCCTTGTCATGCACAAGGATATCAACGCACTATCTATCTATGCCAATCAGCTTGTTCAAAAGGACATGAATGTCGTTCATGGAAATATTCGTGAAGGAAGTCTTGTTCTAGCTGGTGCGAACCCTGGCGCATTCATTGACAACGTCAACGTTTCACATTCTGACGGCAACGTTCAAGTTATCGAGGAAGAAGCCGTTATTTATTGCGGAGAAGAACTCGAATTGTCTCATGCTGTTGGTGGTCTTTACAGTCAGACCGTTTCTGGTCCGAAGCAGGTTGGCCAGCAGAAAGGCGCTATGCCGATAGCTCCTTCTACTTCTCCTTCTATTTCTCCTTCTACTTCAAATGAAAAAACGGTTCAAGACGTATTTGATTCTCTTGATCAAAGTCAGAGAGATCTTCTGTTCGCACTCGTTGGCGCTACTGCACAGCAGGGTGCCGTTCAATCAGACACAATTTCAGCAGACAAGGACGGCGGTTCAGTGACCCGAAACGTCTTCGATAAGACGCCTACTACGGAAGAAGACAAGAAGACGGGCGGATCAACTCTGTCGCATTCTGACATTAAGGGTATTTTCGATTCCGCTCATAAATCAGGTTCTCTTAAGTCAGCAGTTGAAGAGTTTGCAATTGCTCACGGAATCGATGATATTTCTACTCTGTTCCCGTACGATCAAGCCGTTACGACTACTCCCGAGTTTATTAGTCGGAGAATGGAATGGGTCGCTGGTGTTCTCGGCGGCGTGCACAAGACTCCATTTTCTCGAATCAGGAGTTGGACGGCAGACATCACTATTGATGAAGCCAGAGCTAAGGGTTATGTAAAGGGTTCTTTGAAGCGTGAGGAATTCTTCCGTATTGCTCGAAGGATTACGACTCCTCAGACTGTTTATAAGAAGCAGAAGCTGGATCGTGACGACATTATCGACATTACAGATTTCGACGTTGTTGCTTGGTTGCAGACCGAAATGCGGATCATGCTCGACGAAGAATTGGCTCGTGCTATCCTAATCGGTGATGGTAGAGACATTGCAGATCCCGATAAGATTAGTGCCGACAATGTTCGCCCGATCTATGGTGACGAAGATCTATATGCAACCACTGTTAATGTGGATCTTGCAGACACAGACAGTACTGACGATGAAATTGTCGACGGTGTTGTTAAGGGTATGCAGTTCTATTACGGTTCTGGTGAACCTGTCCTGTATACTTCGCTTCCATATTTGACGAGAATGCTTCTCATCAAGGACACGTTGGGCCGTAGAATTTATGCGACCAAGCAAGAATTGGCTTCTGCACTTGGTGTTCGTGATGTTATTCCTGTGCAGGTAATGGAGCAAGTTTCTGGTCTTATCGGAATCGTTGTTAATCTCAACGACTACACGGTCGGTGCTGATCGTGGCGGTCAGGTTTCGATGTTCGATTTCTTCGATATCGACTACAACCAGTTCAAGTATCTCATGGAATGCCGCATGTCAGGTGCTCTTACTAAGTACCGGTGTGCTCTGATCATCAAGGAATTCTCTGGTGCAGGCGGTCTTCTGCCTGATCCGACTATTCCTAGTTTCGATGATTCTACTGGTGTGGGAACTATTCCTACTGTTACACATGTGACGTACGTCACTGTTGATCCGGATACGGGCGTTGAGAGCTCGGCTCTTTCTGCTGGTGCTCAAACAGCGATCGCTTCTGGAGAATATGTCACTTATCGAGCCAAGCCTGCGTCGACTTATGAATTCGCCACGGATGCATTCGAGTGGACGTTTAGGCGTATTTAATTCGGGGGAGCTAGATGCGGTTCTCGGGAACCGTAGGCTACGCAACTACAAATGAAGAGGCTCCAGGCGTCTGGCAAGACACCATGACTGAAAGAACATATTTTGGAGATGTTGTCAGAAATGCCCGGCGTTTGGAGTCGCCTCTTCTTGTACCGCCGATGCTAAATGCTAATGTTGCACTTGAAAATTCGTTCAGCATCGTGGCTGATGCGTATGCCTATGACAATTACACTAAAATTAGATATGTCGAATGGAAGGGGCTGCGCTGGACTGTCACGAATGTTGAAGTACAGCGCCCTAGGCTTACTTTGACGATTGGAGAGCCTTGGAATGGGAACACGGCTTGAGCTGCAGACCCTTCTTGAGGGACTTCAATCTGGAGTGAGTGTATATTTTCAACCTCCTCCAAATGTGACGATGGTTTATCCAGCCATTGTTTATAACAGGGATTATCAAACCGTAGATTATGCAGATAATTTGCCATATTCCCGAACGATCCGGTACCAGATCACAGTGATCGATCAAAATCCGGACAGCTTTATTCCCGATAAGGTTGCACAATTGCCTCAAACTCGTTATGTTAGGCATTTTACAACCGAAAATCTAAATCACGACATCTATGACGTTTACTTCTAGGAGAAGTACATGACGACAGTTGTCTGGGACGATACCGGAAATCGTAAGTACGAAACCGGAATCGATCACGGAGTTCTTTATCCGCTTAACCCGTCTACGTCTGAATACGATGATGGCTTTGCATGGAACGGTCTAACCGCAGTTAATGAAAAGCCTGGTGGAGCTGCGGCTAATCCACAATTTGCTGACAATATCAAGTATCTGAATCTTCAGTCAGCCGAAACTTTCGGCGGTACTATTGAAGCGTTCACGTATCCGGATGAATTTGGTGCTTGTGACGGAACTTTGGCTCCTGTTTCAGGCATTATTGTGGGTCAGCAGCCTCGCCAGACGTTTGGTCTATCATATAGAACCAAAATCGGAAACGACGTTTCTGCAGAACTGGGTTTTAAGCTTCATCTTGTATATGGAGCTTTGGCTTCACCTTCTGAGAAAGATTATGCTACCATCAACGATTCTCCGGCTGCTGTAGGTTTCTCTTGGGATTTCGAATGTACGCCGGCATCAGTCACCGATATGCAGCCTACTTGTCTTATTGTTGTCGACAGCACCAAAGTAGACGAAACTGCTTTGGCCAACTTGGAAGAGTTCTTGTACGGAACTTCAGGTACTGATCCAAGTCTTCCAACTCCTGATGCAGTGATTGCTTTGTTTAGCGGCAGCGTTACAGCAATCACACTGACTCCGGCAACCTTCGACGGTGCTCACACAGTTACTATTCCGTCTCAGACCGGCGTGACTTACTACGTTGATGACGTGGTTCATGCTGCAGGTTCCGTCATTCTTACTTCTGGCCAGACTGTTGTTGTCAGAGCCGAACCGAACCAGGGATTTGTTTTCAACCAGCCTGTCGACACAGATTGGCTGTTTACTTTCGTTAGCTGAACGGAAGGAGATTTAGCGAATGCTTCGGCTTAAAGTAATTACAAATGAAGGATTCGATGAGGAGACCAACGAATTCGTCGCCTCAGACTCGACTGTAATAGAGCTGGAGCATTCGCTTGTCTCGTTGTCAAAATGGGAGTCTGTATGGGAGATTCCTTTTCTAGGTTCTGACAATAAGACTGACGAACAAGTTCTTGATTATGTTAGAATGATGTATATAGGAAATGAATTTCCGGAAAGAATTCTTCAAAAGTTCACTGAAGAAACTTTTAGAAAAGTCAATTCGTATATAAACGCAAAAATGACAGCTACGTGGTTCAATGAATCTTCTAAACAAGAAAAAAGTCGTGAAGCAGTTACTGCAGAACTTATTTATTATTGGATGATTGCCCTAGGTATACCTTTCGAATGTCAAAATTGGCATCTAAATCGTCTTCTGACTCTTATCAAAGTATGCAATATTAAAAATTCTCCTAAAGATAAAAAGAGTCGTAGAGAAACTACAGAAGAACGACGAGCTCGAAACACACTAATGCGTAAGCAACTAGGAACACGTGGCTGAGAGGAGGTTATGAGTTGTCAAGAATTGTTTGGGATGCAACGGGAGATCGTTTTTATGAAAGAGGCGTTGACCGTGGCGTTCTTTATGTTGAAAATTTTGACGGTGTTCCTTGGAACGGTCTAATTTCTGTTGATGAAAAGCCTTCTGGTGGTGACATTCAGTCTTACTATATGGATGGGCAAAAATACTTCCAAGAAACATCGTCAGAAGATTACTCAGCAACAATTACAGCTTTCACGTATCCCGACGAATTTGAATTTTGTGAAGGCATAATTCCATATACAACTGGAATGTTTCTGACAGCTCAATCCAGAAAATCATTTGGATTTACATATAGAACCCTTATAGGAAACGATGTAACTTCTGAAGATGGCTATAAAATTCATATAATTTATGGAGCTATGGCTACTCCTACAGACAGAAATAACGTTTCTGTATCAGATCAAATAAATGCAACTTCTTTCAGTTGGGATATTCAAGCAGTTCCCGTTATTATTCCAAAATTTAAAGGAACTGCTCATATAGTGATAGATTCGCGAACAATTAAAAGCCTTGCTCTTTCTGAAATAGAAGATATTCTTTATGGTAATGATTCTAATGCTCCAAGAATACCTGATATTTCTGAAGTTGGCGCAATGATTGATTCGTTTGCAGATCTTATGGTTATCGATAATGGAGATGGCACGTTTACCATCTCTGGAGACGGCGTTACTGAGATCGACGCAAATACATACACGATTGACTGGCCGTCCGTGGTCGAAATTGATTCGAACACGTATCAAGTCACTTCTCAATAGAAAGGACCTTGGATGGCTAGTGTAGAAGTGATGACTGCTGCACATGTGCAGGAGCTCCTTAATCTAACTGTTCAATCCGCAACAATTGATTCAAGTGGATTTCTTGTTCTTACTCTTGGTGATGGAGTGACTCAAGTCACTGTAGGTCAGGTTTCAACTCCTGACGTAATCGATTCCTTGATTAAGGGCGGATCGATTAATGGTCTAAATCATTTGATTTTGACACGAAGTGATGACAGCACGCTTGATGTCGGTTCATTTACTGGCGGTTTTGTTGCTAGCGGATCTATTGATGGAAGCAATCGCCTTGTTCTTACCAAAGGCGATGGTACAACGCTTCTTGTTGGTGCGTTTACGAATGCTTTTATCAAGAGTGGTGCAATTGATGGAAGTCATCATCTAATTCTTACTAAGGGAGATAACACTACTCAAGACGTTGGAGATTTGGATTCTAATCCTGATTCAGCCTGGCACACGCTAGGCCTTCCAACTGGTGGTGGTTCATGGACTGTTCAGAAAGGTCGTTACAGACTTGTACGAATAAACGCCATGAATTTCACTATGATAGACATTCAACTTTCTGGAAGTGGTACAACTGGAACGCTGGTTGCTTCTATAATGCTTCCGAATTCACCAACAAATTACAGACCTATTGTAGATAGACAATTTCCTCTTGGTAATACAAGTACGGTTAGTCAGGATGCAACAGCATACGTTCTTACTACTGGCGAAGTTGGTGTTCAGCTAGCAGGCTCTCATACTCGAGTAGGCGGTACTATTCTCGTTCCACTTGACTAATTGAAGGAGCCAAATGCTCAGTATTACAACGACTGGCTCTTTCGACAAAACAGAAAAGTTTCTTTTGCGCATGTCTAAAGGTGATATTTTCAAATCACTAGATAGTTTTGCTCGAAGAGGAGTAGCAGCTCTTTCAGCGGCAACTCCCGAAGAGACAGGCGCAACAGCTGCTTCTTGGAGTTATGAAATTCAAAACGACGGTCGTGATTTTACGATCTGGTGGACCAATAATCATCTTGATTCTGCCGGAGCTCCTATAGTGATCATGCTTCAATATGGTCACGGAACGGGGACCGGCGGATACGTACAAGGAAGAGATTTCATCAATCCAGCAATTAGACCTATATTTGATGAAATTATAAATACTGTATGGAGGGAGGTGACCAATGGCTAGCATTGACGAGCGTATAGTTGAACTGGCGTTCAAAGGCGAAACTTTTCTGTCTGGTGTAAAATCAAGCCTAGCAGCATTGACTTCGCTTAAGACCGGTCTTAGTGGACTGAAAGATTCTGAAAAAGATATAAATAATCTTGAACAGGCCGGTAAGAAATTTTCTCTAAGCGGAATGGCTTCGGGAATTGACGCAATCGCCGGTAAATTCAAAGCACTTAGTATTATTGGAATTACAGCTCTGGCAACTATTGTAAATCAAGCAGTATTTGCGGGACTTCGTCTAGCTAAAGCATTGACTATTGATCCAATCAAAGCCGGTCTTGATGTTTATGAGACTAAAATTAATGCTATTAAAACGATTCTTGCAAATACACAATCTGAGGGAACTAACCTTAAACAAGTTACAGCAGCATTGAATCAGCTGAATACTTACGCCAATAAAACGGTTTTCAACTTTGGCGAAATGACCAAAAACATTGGCACCTTCACCGCTGCGGGTGTTAATCTCAAAACTTCTGTTGAGTCGATCAAGGGCATATCTAATCTCGCAGCACTTTCCGGTTCAAGTGCTTTGCAGGCTTCAACAGCTATGTTTCAGCTGTCTCAGGCTATTGCTTCTGGATCAGTCAAGCTTCAAGACTGGAATTCAGTTGTAAATGCAGGCCTAGGTGGTAAAGTTTTCCAAAACGCCATACTTCAAACTGCGAAAGTTAATGGCGTTGCAGTTGATGCAATGATCAAGAAGTATGGAAGTTTTCGTAATTCTCTGCAAAGTGGATTTCTTACTGCCAAGATTCTAACAGAAACTCTGAGTGAATTTACTGGAGATCTTAGCGCTAAACAAATCAAGGCTCTAGGATTTACAGATAAACAAACCAAAGCAATTATGAAGCAAGCTCAAGCAGCTTTGTCTTCAGCTGTTCAAATTAGAACTCTTACACAACTTCATCAAGCTCTTGCCGAAGAAGTTGCAACTGCTTGGTCGCATGTCTGGGAAGCTATTATCGGGAACGTTAATGATGCAACATCAACGTTGTCGACAGTTCACACAATTCTTGAAAACGCACTTACTGGTCCAGTTAATAATCTTGCGAAGTTCATTGAACAGTTTAATAAACTCGGCGGACGAGATGCAATTGTCAAATCTATTGCTAACGCTTTCCGTTTCCTTGGAGAAGTTCTTGCTCCGATTAAAGACGCGTTCAGAGAAGTGTTTCCACCAACTTCTGTTGAAACCGTTGTTGGTATAGCGAAAGCTATTGAAAACTTTACAGAAGGTCTTCGCGTTAGTTCTAAAACGGCATCTGACATTAAATCAATCTTTGAAGGTGTTTTCTCAGTCTTCAAAATTGCAATTGATGTTATTGAAGCTGTAGCAAGAGGCCTCGGAATTATGTTCGGGGCAGCAGCTAGCGGCGGAGGAAGTTTTCTGGATCTTGCTGCAAAGATTGGCGATTTCGTAACAAACATTAAAGATAGTATTGAAGCTGGAGATTCTCTAACCAGATTCTTTGAAGGACTTGGAAAAGTCTTGTCTTTCCCGATTAAAGTTATAGATCTTCTCGTCGCCGCTTTGTCTAAAGTTCCAGACGCTATTTCCAAACTAGCTGACATTATGCAGCCTGTGATGAGCAAGATCAGTGAAATCTGGTCAAGAATTACAGACGCAATAGCTCAAGGTATTGAAAGTGGAAATTTCCAGAAACTTGGAACTCTGCTTAATACACTTCTTGGTGGGAGCATTCTTCTTGCTATTAGAAACTTCATCAAGAACTTGGGTGCAACTAGTAAGGGTGGTGGACTGTTTGCTACCATCAAGGAATCGTTTGAAGGCCTCACCAAAACGCTTGTTGTAATGCAAGCTAGTTTGAAGTCTGACATTCTTAAGAAGATCGCTATTGCTGTAGCTCTTCTTGCGGCATCCTTGCTAGTTTTGTCATTCATAGATCCAGGCGATTTGGCTAAATCGCTTACGGCTTTGACTGTCATGTTCATTCAACTTGGCGCAGCGTTGAAAGTTATAACGACCGTTAGCGCTTCTGCTGGAATAGTCAAAATGGCAGCCATCGGAGTTGCTATTAATCTTCTTGCTATTGCTTTGGTTATTCTTTCTGGAGCAGTAGCAATTCTTTCAAGATTTAGTTGGGAAGAACTGACTAAGGGACTTGCGGCGATTGCGGTTCTTCTTGCAGAACTAGTTATTTCGACAGCCATAATGTCAAAGAACACTGCGGGATTGATAGGTTCAGCATTTGCAATGGATCTCATAGCCGTTGCACTGAATCTTTTGGCCGTTGCTGTAAGAAATCTTGGAAAGCTAGACTTTGGAACCCTTGCTAAAGGGATTGGTTCAATAGCAATCCTTCTTGCGATTATTGCTGGTTTTAATCTAATCAGCGGAGCACAACTTATTAGTACAGCTGCTGCAATGGTGATTATCGGAGCAGCTCTTCTTGTTCTAGCAAAAGCGGTTGAAGAACTTGGTAGTTTGTCAATTGGCACAATTGCTAAGGGACTTATAACTATAACTCTTGCTCTTGTTATTATTGCAGCGGCAATGATTCTAATGACTGAATCTTTGTTGGGAGCATCCGCACTTATTATAGTTGCAGCATCTTTGCTTATCTTGGCTAAGGTTCTTACTTCGTTGGGCGGCATGTCCTGGGAAGCTATAGCCAAATCACTTATAGTACTTGCTAGTGCGCTTGGTATTATTGCAGCAGCAATGATTCTAATGACTGAAGCTTTGCTAGGTGCGGCAGCACTTATTGTAGTTGCAGCATCATTGGCAATTCTAACTCCAGTGCTTATTGCTCTAGGTGCGCTGTCCTGGGAAGCAATTGCCAAGGGTCTAGTCGCTCTAGTCGGCGTTTTCGTAATTTTGGCTGCGGCGGGAATTGTACTGACGCCTCTTGTTCCAACCTTGCTAGGTCTAGGGCTTGCGATTGGTCTTCTAGGTATAGGAGTTCTAGCAGCAGGTGCAGGAGTATTTCTCTTTGCTACGGGTCTTACAGCATTGGCTGTTGCTCTAACAGCTTCAGGTGCAGCAATACTATCATTTGTAAAGAGTATATTGGACCTTATTCCTTTGGCAGCAAAGGAACTTGGTCTAGGAATAGTTGCTCTTGCTAATTCCATCGGAACTGGTGGAGTAGCAATAGAAAAAGCCTTTATTTCAATTGTTGGTTCTGTCCTTGATGGAATAACAAAACTAACACCGAAGATGGCGAAGGCTTTTCAAACAGTTCTTGATGCTATTCTTACTGCTATAAACAAAAACAAAGATCATGTTATTAGTACTTTCCTGAATCTTCTTCAATCACTTCTAGATGCTGTTCAAAGTCATATTGGCAGATTTGTTGATTCGGGTGCAAGTATTATAATTGCGTTTCTGAATGGAATTAGCAGAAACATCAACAGAATTGCTAGTGCAGGAACGAACGTTATCATAACCTTTATCAATGCTATAGGCAACGGTACTCAAAGAATAGTTGCAGCAGGTGTTGATATGGTTATTCGTCTTGTGAATGGAATAGCCAATAAGATAAGAGGCAGTAGTGGAGAACTTCATGCTGCGGCTGAAAATCTTGGAAGCGCAATCATTGAAGGTATTATATCGGCTGTTGTTGGCGGCGCAGCAGGTCTATTCGGAGCTCTTATTAACATAGCGAAAAACGCTATAGGTGCAGCTATGCACGCAATTCATGCGAATTCTCCATCCAAGGATGCTAAGGTAATTGGCAAAGCTTTGATGGACGGATGGACTTTGGCAGTAATAGAAAATGGCGATAACGTCATTAATTCAATGAAAAAGACTGGAAAAGACGCACTAGAAACTTTGAGTAAGACGATGTCTAGTGTTGGAGCGATTGTAAGCGAAGGGATAAACCTTCAGCCAAGGATCACTCCGGTGATCGACTTGACTCAAGCCAAAGCAGGATTGAGTCAGCTATCAGCATTGTCTAAGAATCAGCTTATAAATGCAAATGCTTCAACTTCGTTTGCGGCATCGATATCTGCCGCAAATCAGCAAGCAGCCGAAGAAGCAGGACTTTCTGCAGGAATAACAAATTTGAACTTTATTCAAAACAACACCTCACCCAAGGAACTGTCTGCGTCTGATATTTATCGCAGAACAAAGAATCAACTATCAATAGCGAGGGGAGCTCTGGCGGATAATGCTAACAGCAATTGACGTAACCAATCCTAGTGGAGATACGCTTCAGTTTCCCGTACAAGATCCCCAGGGTGGATATATAGTAAGAGAAGTTACAGGTTTGGATCCCGTCAACGCATCACTTATTACTTCTACTTTGGCGCAAGTTGACGGGGCCCAGATGCAAAATTCAAGAAGAGATGTTCGTAATATTACTATGAAACTTGGTCTCAAACCGAACTATACAATTGATACCGTTCAATCTTTGAAATCTGCTTTGTATGATTATCTTATGCCTAAGGCTAATGTAAATCTAGGATTTTATATCGACGGGTCTTTGTACGTAATCACATCGGGCCAAGTTGAAACTTTCGAAAACGCAATGTTCTCAGCAAATCCAGAAGTCGATATTTCGATTATCTGTTATGATCCTGATCTTTATGCTCCAGCATCTGTAACTGTATCTGATCATACTCAATCAGATAATATTACAACTAAAACAGTTCAGTATAACGGAACGTCAGAGGCTGGAATTATATACAATCTTCACGTTAACAGAAATCTTTCTTCATTCTCTCTGACGAATACAAATCCGGATAATGTGAATCAAAAAGTGGAATTTACAGGTTCATTTATCCCCGGGGATGAAATTGTCCTAAACACGATTAAAGGACAAAAAGCAGTAACACTTACAAGAGCAGGAATAACAACTTCAATTCTTTATTTCATGTCATCTTCTCCTATTTGGCCTTCTTTGAAGAAAGGGGCAAATCTCATAGGAGCTTTTGCACCTGGAATAGGAATTTCGTACGACTTGATTTATACGCCTAAATTTGGAGGTATTTGATGGTCTCCAAAGTTGGTGCGTATGTTCTAGAGACTGATTGGGGTCTAACTTCTAAGCAAGCAGCCATGGCAGCATGGAATACTGTTTGCGGCCGGACTATGCAGATTCGACGTGATTATCATGGACCTGCAGCTGGTCATGGAGCAGGTTCAATTCCAGGTGCAATCACAGACGCGCTAAAAGCTGACGCAGATCATGGTCGCAAAGCTATTATTAGTCTTAAACCCGCATATGGTCCAGAATCAAATGCAGATAAAACCGATCTTGATGTGTTTTTGTCTAGTTGTAAAGCTTACGGCCTAGATGCTGTAATTGCTCTATGGCATGAACCATTTTCTCAAAGTCTCAGCGTGACACAATACGTCACTATGATTCAGTATTATTCAGCGACTGTTCAAAATTATTATCCGTTGTCTTATTCACAGGCTGGTTATGCAATCGCGAATAATACAATTGGGGCTGGAGATTATTATCCTGGTGACGGTTTTGTAAGTCAAGTATCAATAGATTTTTACTGCACAGCATACTTGATAGACAGTACATTTCTTAGTAAACTTGCCACTGTCGCAGACGCTCATAATCTTCCTTTGGCCATTTGGGAAACTGGGGCAAAAGAAAGCGATCCGGCTCAAACAAATACTATTATAACAAATTACTGGAACTATATCAAATCTTTTATGACAGCAAGAGTTACTGGTGGTCATCCAATTGCAGACGTTTTGCTTTTCAATCATGATGACGGAACGCCGAACGCTCAGCTCATTACATCTAGTGGAGACATTCAAGTTTCATTGTTCCAGTCTTTGTTTGATGCTTTGACTGTTGTTCCTCCACCTGTTCCGGTTCATGGTACAGGTTCAGTCAAAATGGTCAAAATGGGAGTTCATGGAACTGGTGTGGCATTTGTTCCCAGTCCAGTAGTTACGCCAAAACCTTTGTCGAATTTGTGGTTTACGCTAGACACACAACTTAGGCGAGATCAAATCATAGAAGGTTATAAATCCTTCATATGGACTGAAAGGTACTCGGCTTTTGGCGATTGTCAAATTATTACCAAATCAATTCCCGAGGCAAGAAAACTTCTGGCTAAGAATACTCTGATTGGAATGGAAGGTTCCTACAGAGTTATGAAAGTCGGAACTATATCTGACGATACAGATGAAGACGGCACACGGCTCATTACTGTTACGGGAAAATCAATAGAAAAAATACTTGATGATCGTGTTGCTATGGGAGTTTTGGCTGATACTACGACAACTCCTAATTGGATCCTCACAGGAACCCCCGGCGGAATAGCGCGTCAAATGTTTCAAAATATTTGTGTTGATGCTATTCTTGATCCACATGACACGATTGATTTTTATACCCCGGGGTCATTTCTCCCCGCGGGTAACCTCTCAGAACCCACAGACCTCATTACTGTCACGTTGTCACCTGACACTCTTTATAACTCACTAAAGAGTTTGTGTGACACATATAATCTTGGTTTCAGATTGATCAAGAACGACGACTCGAGCGAGCTTTTCTTCGAAGTTTATGTAGGTGACGATCGGACTTCTGGGCAAACAACTAAACCTGCAGTCATATTTGATCCAGGTATGGAGAATTTGTCAAAAGTTAGCCAGCTGACTTCTACAGATATTGTTAAAACGGTTGCTTATGTATTTGCTTCGAATGGTTTTTCTGTAGTTTATGCTCCGGAGGCAGATTCCAGTAATTCAGGCTTTCAGCGAAGAGTTCTTCTAGTCAATTCAAGTAATAACGACGATGCAGGTCCAGAACTTGATTCGTCTTTGCATCTGGAAGGTCTTATAGCTCTTGCGCAGCAACGCGAACTTTACGCGTTCGATGGAGAACTTCCCCAAAAACTTCAGTATGTCTACGGTGTAGATTATAATTTGGGAGATCTTGTCGAAGAGCGTGCTTCAGATGGTTTTGGTAATCAAATGATGATCACTGAACAGATATTTGTTTCAGACGATCAAGGTGAACGCGCATATCCAACACTTACTTACGTGAACGTTATTACCCCTGGTTCCTGGCTTTCTGAAGGTTCTTTGCAGTGGATCGATATAGATCCGTCAATTACCTGGATTGGCGCAGGAGACGCAGATTCTATATTTGGATCAGGTTCTGTTCGCATGAAGAAGATGAGCGTATCTGCTTCAGGAACAACGTCAATCGCTGTTAGAGATAATCTTGTACCAGTAAGCGGAGCATATTGGGGTGGATGGACAGATCTTACTTTCCCATCTCGGGAAACGCTTATAGGAAGAAACTGGGCAATCAGGCATCGATACTATGCCTGGAACGGCGACGTGTTCCCTGTGCAGGCTCAAAAGGACGATTGGGCTGCAGGCGTACTTTCAATGGTGTCGTGGCATGTAGAACGTCTTGGTGATACGACGTCTACGCCTCTAGATGATATTCTAGGCGGACTTCAAGACGGGGTTATTGATGCTCGTGCAGTATCATGTGCCAACTTTGGTCATCCTATATTTATGCGACTCAATTGGGAAATGAATGGAAACTGGTATCGATCTGCTGGTGACCATAATCCAAATCAGCTTCACAGTGTAGCAAACAATAGTTTTGAAACCACTGCAACGTGGACGAACACCGATGCAAATACTACTTCTAGCCGTGTTACAACTACTGCGTCCAAGGGATCTCATAGTTTTCAGCTTCAATCTTTGGCTGCAGGAGATGTAACTGGCGGTCATTGCACAACAAGTAATATTCTTACTCAAGGTTATGCTTGCGTTGCGGGGGATTGGATTGTCGGAGCAGGTTTCGTTAAATCCAAAGTTGGAGCTGCAGGAAGAACGGCTCAAATAGGTATTGAATGGTATAATTCAGCTGGAGCTTCACTTAGTGTGAGTTGGGCAACATCTAGTCCTAGTATAACTAGTGATGTAGCCTGGACCTATGTTTGGGGAATTCTTTCAGCTCCTGTTGGAGCAGCTTTTTATCGTCATAGAATTAGAATTCTCGCAACTACAATTGCTGGAGAACAACATTGGTGGGATGACATGCTCACGGGCAAGGGAGCAACAGGTCCTGCCAAGTATGTGGCTGCATGGCGATATATTAGAGATCGTTTTGTGAATGCGGGAGCAACAAATGTCGTCTGGGTTTGGTGTCCGTCTCATAACGGAGTTGGATACGGAACTTCATCGTTCAACGATTTCACTAATTACTATCCAGGGAATGCATACGTTGACTGGGTAGGAATCGATGGATACAACAAGACGGCTACATGGACACAATTTGCAGACGTGTTCAACAACACCGGCGGAGTATATGATACATATCATTCTGCGAAACCAGTAATGATTTGTGAAACTGCATCAATTGAAACTGGCGGAAGTAAGGCTAGCTGGATCGATAATATGATTTCTGCTTGTAAAACTTCCATGATTGGAATTAAAGCAGTTTGCTGGTTCGATGCAGGAGGATCACTAGGGTATTATATTGACAGTTCTGTAGGAGCTTCGACTTCTTATATAAATGCCGGACATGACAGTTATTTCTCGTCGTTCTACGTTCCATAGGAGCATCATATGGCTGTTGGAGATGATGCCCTGGCTGCTGGTTACCCGATCGTTCCTGCCTCAGGAGGTCCTGGAACTGGTGGCGAGGTCAAAGAAGGTTATATCGAGATCAACAGAACTCGAGACTTTATCGCACAAGTCAAAGCGCTTATTTTGATACCTTGGACTGTAGCGAAAGGCGGAACCGGAGCCACAACTGCTGATGGTGCCCGCACTAATCTCGGAATCAGTTCGGGAACAGCAGTGGCTTCAGATGCAGTTGGAGGCGCTGTTGACGGAAACATATATTTTAAGATAATAACTTAGCCATGGTCGTCCAGTCTACTAATTTTGATACCGTAGGATCAGACGGTGGTCATATTGGATGCAGAATAACACTAATCAAACAAGATTGGTGGAACAATCTTTCTGTTGTCGGAGTTGAAGGCCTGCTAAGAAATAATAGTTCTGGTCGTGTCACACACGCAGATAAGAACATTCCAAGATTTATATCTGGTGATGGCGGTTATCATCCAGACGATTTCAACATCAATATGGCGAAGGATGCTGAAATAGTCTTTATTAGTCATCATTTTACACTTAAACACGGTGATGATGGAAATCGCACTGCTAGTTTTACAGTGAGATACGGAAAAACCAACATGACCGTATTTCCAAATGACGGAACCGTTTCAGACAGTCTTGACCTGCCTCATATTCCTTCGCAATATCAAGAAGTGAGTGCTACAGGCCGAATGGCTTGCAGAGTCACTCAAGGAAAACAAAACTATAATAATTTTACTTCTGAGGTTAGAGTTCAAGGATATCTTGCGAACGACGGAGATACAGAGTCCAATCATCTTGCATCGAATATTTCTCGCAGTATTTCAGGAGATGGCGGTTTTAATCCTGATGGATTTAGCATATCTCTTAAACCTGGCGAGCAAATGATTTTCATTCAAAGAACGTTTACTATCAAACATAAAGACGATGGAACTAGAACCGTCAATTTCACTGTAAAATACGGTAAAACAGGGCTAGATCGGTTTCCAGACGATGAATCTGTTAGCAGTCAGCTAGATTTGGACGCAATTCCAATCAGGCCTGGAGCTCCAGATCAACCTCAATTTTCAAACGAAGCCCCAACAAAACTGACAATCACATGGAACACTCCCGTCGATGGAGATGGAAATGAAGCCAATGGAGGGGGTACAATTGACAACTATGTTCTTAGAAGATACATAGGTACTGATACAACAGGTAACCATTTCGATTATCCAGGGAACGATACTACAAGAAATATTACAGATCTTGATCCTGGAGAAACTTATACTTTCACTGTTCTTGCACACAACAACTCGTCGCAAAGCAACGGTTTCTCTCCTCCTTCAGATCCCAATACCATCACCACAACAGCAGGTGTATGGATAAGATACGGTGGGGTTTGGAAGAAAGCCATTCCATATATTCGTGTTTCTGGCCAGTGGAAGCAGGCCATAACGTACGTCCGAAGCGGAACATGGAAACAAACAAAATAACAGGAGGGGTGAAGTGAAGTGGGCTTCGTTCCGAAAGTTGCTGCGACAGTCTCTCAGAGACATAGTCCTAATGGGCTTTGGGGCGTGGATTATATGGAAGCAAGTATATTCAACTCAGCCAAACGGATATTTGATTTTGGTCGGATTCGGATTTATGGTGCCCTCAGGGAGATCCGCCATTATCACTCTACTATCAGAGCCTGGGCAATCATCGGAATCGTCACGCCAACAGGAACCGCAGGATTCCAAATCCTCGCCACGAAAGGTCACTGGTGAAAGAGAGGAAGGCTTACATAATTCTAGTACTTCTTAGTGTAGGGCTTTCTGCTTTGGCGTGTCTTTTCACCGTTAAGCAAGTACACGATAGCAATCATAAATTCTGCCGAATCATCAACGTTTCAATTACAAGTGCAGGCAAAATTCAAAAACCTGAAGATCCAAAAGCTCATCCATCTAGAGAAAAACTATACGAGAATTATATTCTTGTTAAAGATCTTGGACATTCTTTGGGCTGTTTGTAAAACAAAAAGGAGAGGAAATGAAACTTACTAATACGGCATATAATATGCTGAACGTTCTTGTTCAGATTATTCTTCCGTCGGCAGGCACACTATATTTTACTTTGGCTGGAATTTGGGGTTTGCCAAACTCAGAAAAGGTGGTTGGATCTATTGTGGCAATCGATACTTTTCTGGGTCTTATTCAAGCTTGGTTTAAGAAGAACTATAAACCTGAAACTTCTGGAACGATTCTTCTTGACGATTCTAATCCAGCAGCCAGAAGCATGAAAATGCAACTAGATGCTCCACTTGAAGATATTGTTCCAGGGAAGATTTTTGTACTTGGGATCGAACGAGAAAATCAAGCACCCCCTCATAAGGTTTGATCGCAGAATAAACACGGACTATAGTGAGAGACTACTGAGAGGATAGCCGTGTTTAGCCGAATCAAAAAGATCGAATCGCATCCACTCGACGAGACAATTCAAAAGCTTATTTCCGAAATACAGATAATGGATGCTGGTGATGAAGCGCATACAAACGCAATCACTGCACTGAAGACACTCATGGAAATTCGTAATGCCGATAAGGTAGCTGCGAAAACTCCGTTTGTGAATCCAGAAGTGCTGATTACTGCCGTTGCGCACCTCACCGGAATCATTATAATTCTGGGATTCGAAAAGGCCAATGTAATCACGTCGAAAAGTTTGGGATTCGTTCCCAAGATCAAACTATAACGATAACTCGAAGAATCAATCAGCAAGAGCTCAGTGTACTACTTCCCTGGTACACTGGGTTCTTGTTTTCATGCTATCTAAGATTATGCGAGGGATAATGAGTAAGAACGAATCACAGAAAAAAGTAGAGCAAGCACTTAAAAAGGCTGGAGCTAGAAAAATTCGCACAAGAAAATCTACTTTCAGTGCGAAAAAAGTTGTAAGACAAAAAGAAAAAGAAGCAGAAAAAGACTAGCCTCGCAAGAATTACAAGCCCTATAATGAAGCCCCAATCGTGTTTAAGGAGAGGCCACAATGACCAAGACCGAGATCACCGACAAGCCCGAAGAGACCCGCACCAACGCAAAGCGAGAAGTCGCCGCGGTAGTAACATCTACCGCAGTGACCATCGCAATTACCGTTGCAGCAAACATCTTCGCCGCCAAGGTCGGCGGATACGTTCACAACCGTGTCGCCCCGAAGACCGAAGACGAGTAACTAGCCAATGAGTCCATTACAAGGACTCAAAGGCTTTCACTTTTAGGAGAGATAATGAAAACTCCAGCTTGGCTTTATGCCACAGGAAGAATAGTCAATCAGAATTCACCATCAATTCTGTCAGCGATTGGAATCGGTGGTGTTATCGCAACAGCATATTTGACTGCGAAGGCTGCTGTCAAATCAGATAAAAAAATCGATTCGTTTCTGAATTCAGAAACAGAAGTCAATCTGACTACTCGTGACAAAGTGGAACTTGTCTGGCGGTTTTATATCCCTCCTACGCTTGCAGGTGCTGCAACAATCTCATGCATCATCGGTGCCAATCAGATCGGACTTCGCCGTCAAGCCGCATATCTAGGAGCGTATACGCTTGCAGATGCTGCTTTCCGCGAGTACAAAGATGAGGTTCTTAGTCAAATCGGGGCAGGAAAAGAATCGAAGATTCAGGATGGAGTTGCCGCAAAACAAATTCAAAACAATCCTGTGGATGACAAGCAGATCATCATCACTCAAGGGGGTGATTCACTTTGCTACGACCAGTTGACAGGTCGGTATTTCAAAAGTGATATCGAATCGATTCGTCAAGCAGGTAACGACGTCAACGCTAACATCGTCAATGATATGTATGCCCCTCTCAACGATTTCTACGAGCTTCTGGGACTGGGTCATACAACTATCGGCGAAGAGCTGGGATTCAATATCGAAAACCTCATCAAACTCAGATTCTCCTCACATCTTGCACAAGACGGACAGCCGTGTCTCGCAGTCGGATTCGAAAACCTTCCGAGACCGGATTTCGGGAAGTTTTGACTGGCTTTCAAAGATTTTCCCGAGCTTGGGAAGGTTCTTCTTCTGGCTTATGTGGCCATGGATCGTTGCTAGGCAAACTAATAGGGCATACTTTCAGGCAACAGGAAAAAGTTTGCCTAAGGCAAAAATCAGAAGTTTGCGAAGGGAACTCGCAGGAATAACACGCCCTATAACGAACCCGGATCTGAATCCTTCTAGCAGATCCAAGACCAAGAGTTAATAAAACTTTTGGTCTTATCTTTCTTTCAGGGAGACGTCGATGACTGAAGTAACTGATATCGAAACTGCATCGCCAAAGCCTGCTCCACCTTTTCGGAAGCGGCGGCCAGAATCAGAAGATCCGGACAGGTTTCTGAGAACAGCAAAGCAAGTCGTTGTAGCAAATTACAATAAATATCGCGATACAGCCAAGTCTCCTGAACTTCCTGACAATGGAGTTTACATCGTCTGGTTTTCGAAAACTCTGGGCAATTGGAAGGCGATCGTTGCTTCTCCTATCATTCGAGGTCTTCTGTGGGAAGTAACCTGCAATGGCCATAGGGGAGAAATTTACATCGATATTTACAAGAAGATCAACAACGTCAAAGTCCTTCTTGGAGATAATGATGAGCGGCAAGCCTGACGGAAAGTACAGAAAAACAAAGAAAAACGGACCGGTTCGCAAACAAGCAGCTGCTAAGACTAAACGTGAATCTAATTTGCGTAAAGGCCTGATCGAAGAGCTGCGTCTCACAATAGCTCGAGGAAAGCGATGATCAAGAAGACAATCACATTCGAAGACTTCGATGGAAACTCTGTCACCGAGGATCACTATTTTCATCTCTCCAAGAAAGAGCTCGTTGATCTCGAGATGAGTGAAACTGGCGGGCTTTCTAGCAGACTTGAACAGGTGACCAGATCTAACAACGGTCAAGAGATCATGTCAACGTTCACATGGTTGATCTCAAAAGCTTACGGTCAGAGGGATCCTCACAATCCGACAAAGTTCTTCAAGTCTGATAAGATCACTCAAGAATTTATGACTGGTCCAGCTTTCGATCAGTTCTTTACTGATTTGGTGACTCATCCTGAGACTGCCGCAGAGTTCGTTAACGGTCTGTTCCCGAAGGATCTGGCTAAGCTCGTTGAAAAGGCTCAAGCATCAGGTTCAACTGTTGAGCAAATCGTTTCATCTGTCGGAACTCCTTCTACGTATTATGAAGAAGATCAGAGATCAGGTCTGCAGCATCCAAGAAATTCTGAAGACGTTCTTCTTCCCTGGGCTTTCCGTAAGCCGACAAACAGTGAATTGCGGGAAATGAGCCGAGAACAGCTCGTTGACGTTCATAATCGTATCTCGTCTGGCTGGGAACCTCTTCTTTAGCCTAATCATAATGATTTGAAGGGTTCTAGGAGCAGTACCTTTCTCCGTTCTCCCCCAAAACTCGAGAAAGTCCTCAGAATTAAACGACAATAAGTGCGCCCTTCACTCTATCTTAAGGAATTTTATGAGCGAAATGAACGTCGATATGGGCGGAGGAAGGCAGAGAAAAGTTCCGGTCGATTATCCCGCGAATTCAAAATCGTCGAAGCGTCCTCAGCCTGAAAAAAATAAGACTGTAGAAAAAATCGTCGAAGGAGAAGTCAAAACCAGGAAACGCGGATTGCGCGAAAAGTTTGGAGAAGCCTTTCTGAGTGAGGATTCTAATACTGTTGTAAGTTACGTCTTGATGGATGTGCTTGTTCCGGCATTCAAAAGCATGGTTTCTGATGCAGTGAGTCAGGGAATAGAAAGAATTCTCTTTGGCGATTCAAGACCAAGGCATGCACCGACCAGATCGGGATATACGAACTATACCCGGTACAGCGACAGAACTGATCGCCGCGATTTGTCCAGGAAAGCACGAGCAACTCACGATTTCAATGACGTGATTCTGGAAAGCCGTGGAGAAGCAGAAGACGTTCTTGATCGACTCAGAGATCTGATCAGTCAATACGAAGTAGCAACAGTCAATGATCTTTACGATCTTACCGGTCTTACAGGTGAATTTACGGATGATAAATGGGGATGGTACGATCTTCGCTCTGCGAGTGTTAGATCAATTCGTGGGGGATATCTTCTAAATCTTCCTCGTACTCAGCCTATCACCTGATCGTGGCAATTTAACTTTAGACTCCATAAAAAGGAGAGTCAGCCATGTCCAAGATAGACAAAACCGTTCTTACTTTCGTCATTGCAATTCTGGCGATAATAGTGTTTCTTGTTCTGATGTTTGTTCTAATATCCAGAGACGCTTCGAGCAGCACAGCGAACAATACGCCAGTACCTAGTCCCACTTACACATATCATTCACCACAGGACGCGAAACAATTCGCGACGCAACATGGATGTGGAAAGTTCAAGTACGGTGGTTCGTTCGAGGTCGGAACATGCTTTATCGGAACACAGAAGTTCCAGGTCGTTACGTTTTCTGACAGATCATCTCGTGTCTTTACTCAAAAGGCAACTCGTCATTATCACTATCATTATTTGGTAGTGGCGAACCGGGCTATGATCTATTACTACATCGATCCGGGCTTCCATTCATAGATTGAATTTCGGTAGGTTTGCTTGTTTCGTATCCGTAAGGCCTCGATCCCTCCACGTGAGGCTATACCAAACAAGACTCATATTCTTATCTCTAAGGAGAGGATCTGTGAACATCTCGCAGATAGCAACCAGACTCAGTGGAAAGACAAAACTGTTTCTTGGTAACAAGGGTCCAAGCATTATGACTGTGGCCGGCGTCAGCGGACTAATCGCAACCAACATTCTAACTGTTCATGCGACTCTCAAAGCTGAGAAGAAGTTTCCTGAACTTAAAGCACGTATTCAGGATGCGAAATCGAAATCACAAGATTTGGACGAAAGCGAAAAAGAAACTGCCCGTCGTCTTATGAAGGTTTATGCGGATAATACCGCTGATCTCATCAAGATCTACTGGCCTTCGATTATGCTAGGATCGGTCTCAACAGGCTTTGTCTTCTCCGCTCACAGAATTATGGTGAAAAGGAACGCAAGTCTTGTGGCTGCATATTCTGCCCTTGATGTGGCTTACAGAGCCTACAGGAGGCGTGTTGCAGAGGCTGTCGGTGAAGAGAAAGAGCTCGTTCTCTATCGCGGAATCAGAATCAAAAATGGCACAGGTGAAGACGGACTTCCTTGTGAAATTGACTGGACTGACGTTCTTCCGTCGCCATATGCAAGATTCTTCGATGAGTACAATCCACACTGGTCCAAAACTCCCGAGTACAACATGCTGTTTCTCCGTTCTCAGCAGCAGTGGGCCAACGATCGTCTTCATGCTTATGGTTTCATATTCCTGAACGAGGTGTATGAAGCTTTGGGAATGGAAAGATCTCAGGCCGGCCAGGTTGTCGGATGGAAGCTCAATGGAAATGGAGACGGTCATGTTGACTTCGGTCTTTATGACATTTTCGATGAATCCAGCAGAGCTTTCGTAAACGGTATCGAGCCTTCGACGATCCTCGACTTCAATGTCGATGGTCCTATAAGGATTTGATATGAACGGAGTCAAGGTCAATGCGACTACTCTTTCTTGTGCTGTCGGCGGATTCGTTGCTGGTGCTCTGGCTGGTTGGCTGGTGCACAAGATCTATTCTTCAAGACATTTTGACGAATGCCTTGATGCCGCCGTCGCCACCGTCAAAGATCATTATCGTGAGCGGACAATACTACTCGAATCCATCGTCTCCGCCGCAGATTTGGACGGATCGTCCGAGCGTGTTGAGCTTGGTAAAAGCATGGTGGCGGACCAGCTCGCTGCCGCTCAGCCAAGCCTCGATGATCTCATGGAAGAAGAAATCAACCCTGAAGATATCACGTCGTCGGGCGGTGACGAAGAAAACGGCGCTTCATTGTCTGTTTCCACTCAAGAATTGGACGACATACAAAACCGCGATATTTCAAAGCCGTATGGTATCAGTGTGGAGGAATTTTGCGATCCGCCCGAAGGTCGTTCTCAGGTCACTATCACATACTATGCGAGCGATCAAGTTCTATGCGACGACAAGGACGAACCTATTCAGAACATAGGCCGAACGGTAGGCCCGCTCACGCCGCTGGATTTTGGAGGAATTTCAGGAGATCCACATATTCGGTACGTCCGCAACGACAAACTTGATCTAGATTTCGAAATAGTTTTCAACTCTGGATCATATGCAGATGTCGTCTTGAATTACGGAAATCCTCGAAATCCTGCTCAGGATGCGTGATGTCTTCTGCGATTCCTCTTCCTGTTCATTATTTTCGATGGCTGTGCAGGCAGATTAGCTTGCCTGTTGGTGAAGAAGAGTTCACATACAAAACCGTCTACGATGTAATGCATCATATGCCGTTCAGAGTGCTCGTGATAAAAGATGACAACAGAGTTGCGGATGCACGTCAGCTTCGCAATTCATTTCTTCTTTATATGTGTCTCGAGCCTTTGGACGACGATGAACTTCATGATCCCCCTGTAAGTGTTTTCGAAGTTCTTGTAGCATTGGCTCTTAGAGCGGAACGGCTAATCGAAATTCGTCCAGGAGAAATGTTCAAAATATTTCTTCAAAATCTCAAACTGACAATCTATCACGACAAATCCGACGTGATCGGTATTCGTCTTGGAATACATAAAAATATCAGAAGATTCAATGACCGAAGATATACAGCAAGAGGAACTGGCGGTATATTCCCCTTGAAGCGAACTCATTATGACCAGACTAAAGTTGAGCTCTGGTATCAAATGGGTGCATATATGACCGAAAACAAGATGTATTAGATGAACAGAGGAGGGACTCATATGGATTTTTGTCAGATTAGGCAACGGGAAACTAAGACGGGCGTTGAAATTAGCCCTAACTTTATTATTCGCCGTTCGACCGATCTGATGGTACGTGGGGGTTCCTTCTATGCGGTGTGGGACGAAGTTGCTGGACTTTGGTCTACAAATGAATTCGATGTTCAGCGTCTTGTGGATGAGGAACTGTATAAGCAAGCAGAAAAGCTGGAAAACGCTGTTCATGTCAGAGCTATGAGTGACTGGAGCTCACAAGCATGGAGGCAGTACAGAACCTTCGTCAGGGAAATGCCAAACTCAAACACTCAACTAGACAATACTCTGACATTCGCAGACACACCGCCAAAGAAAGGAGATTACAGCTCAAAACGTTTGCCGTATCATATTAAAGAAGGATCTACTTCTTCCTACGATAAACTTATGGGAACGCTTTATGCTCCAGAACAACGTGAGAAACTTGAATGGGCAATTGGATCTATAATTGCCGGAGATTCAAGATTTCTTCAGAAATTCTTCGTTTTGTATGGAGAAGCTGGGACTGGAAAATCAACATTTCTTAATATTCTGGAGCAGCTTTTTACAGGTTACACTGCTGTCTTTGATGCAAAAGCTCTTACAACAACTATGAACGCTTTCGCAACTGCAGCATTCAAAGATAATCCTCTAGTCGCTGTCCAGCACGACAGTGACTTGTCACAGATAAAAGATAACTCTCAGCTTAACTCAATCGTTTCGCATGAGATTATCAAAGTTAATGAAAAGTATCGTTCTGCTTTTCCAGTGCGAGTTAACGCTTTGCTGTTTCTTGGAACAAATCAATCGGTGAAGATCTCAGATGCAAAATCAGGTCTTATCCGAAGACTTATAGATGTCCACCCAACCGGTGATCTTCTCAACGTATATGAGTATGAGGCTGCAGTATCTCAAATTCCTTTTGAATTGGGAGCTATTGCTCATCATTGTTTTGAGCTCTATAAAATAAGAGGATCAAAGTATTACGCAAGATACAAGCCTACAGACATGATCATTCGCACTGACATGTTCTACAATTTCATAATAGCTCATGAAGATGCTCTAATACTTGAACACGAAGTGACCCTGAAACAAGCATGGGCACTTTATAAAGCGTTTTGTGATGAGGGAGGTTATGACTGGCGTCTCAACAAAAGTAAGTTCAGAGATGAGCTTAGAAACTATTACCATCAGTATCAAGAACGTGGACGTGTCGACGGTGTTCAAGTCTGGCATCTTTATTCTCAATTCAAGCTTGAGAAACTTCAGCAGTTCACCCCCGAAGAAGAACCCCCGCCATCTCTGGTACTAGAACATGATGTATCGCGATTCGACAAGGAATTCGGGGATGCGAAAGCTCAGTATGCGTCGCAAGAAGGGACACCACAGAAAAAGTGGGTCAATGTCAAAACGATGCTTTCCGAAATTGAAACTACAAAACTTCACTACGTCAAGCCGGGCCCTAATCTCATCGTCATTGACTTTGATCTCAGAAATGGCGAAGGAGACAAAGATCCGGCGCTGAACCTTGCGGCAGCCAGTCTATGGCCGCCTACCTATGCTGAGTATAGTCAGGGTGGAGCAGGAATCCATCTGCATTATTTCTACTCTGGCGACGTTTCGGAACTAAGTCATGCCTATTCACCAGGTATAGAAGTGAAAACGTTCCCTGACGATGCTTCGCTAAGGCGGAGGCTGTCCAAGTGCAATGATATTCCGATCGCAACGATCAGCACAGGACTGCCTACGAAGGAGAAGCGAGTGCTTGACGAGCAAACTATGAAGAGTGAACGAGCTCTTCGTGAACTTATTATGCGGAATCTGAGAAAAGAAATTCATCCTGGAACGAAGTCTAGCATTGACTTTATCTGGAAAATCTTGGAAGACGCATGGAATTCAGGAATGCAATACGACGTCACAGATCTTAGAGGAAGAGTTTTGGCATTTGCCAATAACTCAACAAACCATTCCGTATATTGTGTCGGTCTTGTTCAGTCAATGCAATTTGCATCATCTACTGCCGTAAAAAACCCGGCGGGGCATTTTTCAGACGAACGACTGGTATTCTACGATGTAGAAGTGTTTCCAAATCTGTTCGTTGTTTGCTGGAAGTATCAAGGTGACGCCAATGTTGTTAAGATGATCAATCCTACAGGAAAACAAATAGAGGAACTCTGCAAATATCGTCTCGTCGGGTTCAATAACCGCCGTTTCGATAATCATATTCTCTATGCCCGAATTATGGGATACAACGAATACGATCTGTACAAGCTCAGTCAGCGAATTATAGCTGGCGAAAAATCAGGCTTGTTTGGCGACGCATATAATCTTTCATATGCAGATGTTTGGGAGTTCTCTTCCAAGAGACAGTCGCTTAAGCGGTTTCAGATCGAGCTAGGTCTTAATCATAAAGAACTTGGTTTTCCGTGGGATCAGTCCGTTTCAGAAGATCTGTGGGAGATGGTTGTCGATTATTGTGGTAATGATGTCATTACGACAGAAGCAGTATTTGAGAACCGCAAGCAAGATTTCGTTGCGCGTCAGATACTTGCTACTTTGAGTGGATTGCTTATAAATGATACAACTCAAAGACATGCAGCGCAAATCATATTTGGCAACGTTAAACGCCCTCAGGAAGATTTCGTCTATACAGATCTTTCCAGTACATTTCTGGGATACAGATACGAAGCAGGAAAAAGTATTTATCACGATGAGGAAGTTGGTGAGGGAGGTTATGTATATGCGGAGCCGGGAATGTATAGCCGGGTCGCAGTGCTTGATGTCGCCTCGATGCATCCAACTTCGATCGAGCTGCTTGATCTATTTGGTCCTTATACTAAATCTTTCTCAGATCTCAAGAAAGCACGAATCGCGATCAAACGTCGTGATTACAATTCAGCAAAACGAATGCTCGGCGGCAAACTTGAGCCCTACCTTGGATCGGACGATGATGCTAAGGCGCTCGCGGATGCGCTCAAACTAGTTATCAATATCGTCTATGGCCTAACGTCTGCCAGTTTTGACAATCCATTCAGAGATCCACGAAACAAAGACAATATTGTAGCCAAACGTGGTGCTTTGTTTATGATCGATCTGAAGAAGAAAGTGCAGGACAAAGGTTTTCAGGTTATCCATATCAAGACTGATTCGATTAAAATCCCTGAAGCCACGCAAGAAATTATTGACTACGTAATTGAAACGGGAAAAGAATACGGATACGATTTCGAACACGAGACAACATATGAAAAGATGTGCCTCGTAAACGATGCCGTCTATATCGCCAAGGGTCTAGATGGGAGGTGGACCGCTGTTGGAGCTCAGTTTCAGCATCCCTACGTTTTTAAGACTCTATTTTCAGGAGAGGAAATTCAATTCGATGACCTTTGCGAAACGAAGACTGTCACTACAGCGCTTTACCTCGATTTCGGGCAGGCCGAGCCACATTTCGTTGGACGAGCAGGGCTATTCGTACCAGTTCTCGAAGGCACGGGGGGCGGTACTCTGCTTCGAGGGAAAGAAGATAAGTTTCATGCTGTCACTGGAACTAAAGGTTACTACTGGCGCGAGGCGGCTATCGTCCGGGAACTTGGTCTCGAGGAAAGTGTGGACTTTGGCTACTTCCGGAAGCTTGTCGACCAGGCACTCAAATCCATCTCCAATTACGGAGATTCCGAGCAGTTCAGATCTTGATCTAACAAGAATAAAAATCAAAAAATTTAAGATACCAGAACAATGATAACACCAGGAATGTGTGAATATTGGATAATAATATTCATCATTCTTTTCATAGTCAAACGGTGGAAAGAGTTAGCTATGTCAACTCGCAGAGCTTTCAGAATAGAGCTGCAAGAACTAATTAATAAACACTCAGTAGAAAACTGGTCAAACACGCCGGATTACATTCTCGCAGCATTCCTTGGTGCAGTTCTTAACGACTTCGATCGAGCAGTCACGTTGCGGGATCGATGGTATCTGAACGGCGAACTGCTAACTCCGGCTCAGACTCCAGAAGAAAGACACGAATGGCTGATTCGATCTCATCTCGTTACAGAAAGAGAGAACGACGATTCTAAACCATAACGTCCCGGATAATGTCCAAGTCGGTGATTTTTTCGTTGTGACTGGAGGTCAGCATACTGGGCCTCTGATTGCATTCTTTGAGCAAATCGACAGAGAAGATATTCCGAAGGGATACATAGAAAGAGCCAGTCAGTTTCAGCATGCAGGTCTTGTGTCTGAGGTAACTAAACCTACTGGAAACGGGCCTCCAATCGTGACTCTGCTCGAAGAGGGCGGAAAAGGCATGATTGAGACTGCTTATCATTATCAGCAATCAATGATCATGTGGTCAACCGACGTTCTGAATCCTATCAATCGTGGGATGATTATAGGGAAAGCTCGTTCTCTCAAGGGCCATAAGTACGGATGGCTGACATACGCAGCTCTTACAGCTCACCATTATCGCATCAATGTTCCAGGTCTTCAAAAGTATATCTCCTCAACTGGTGACGAGATTTGCTCTCAGTCTGTTGACTATTCATGGGCTTTCGGAGGTAATCATATCTTCGATGATGGTCGCTGGCCTGGAGACGTTAAACCTTCCGATCTTGCATACAAGCTGCTTTCCAAGGGTGCAAAACCTTTGTGGCCTTAAGGAGATTAGTTAATATGGCTTGGAGCACAACTCTAGTGTGGGTTTCCAGTATCTTCACATTCGGATGGATACTGACAACGTCAATGAAACACAACAGATCGGCTAATCCGCAAAGAATCAGGAAGGAGAGGGAATGACTAACGCCGTTCCTAATCTCGATGAAGCCCAATCGCTAATCGAGAAGGATTCTCAAATGAGTATCAATCAGGGATCAGTTACTCAAAAGATTCAAATGCATCCGGAAGCACGTCCTGCTCTGATCAGCGCGATGACTGACTATGTTCTCGCACAGCATGATTATGTGCACACCAAGGAAGTCGGGCCGATGATTCAGGCTCAGAAGGCTTTCTTGCACGAGCTCTCACTATTCGTTGCTGAGATCGAACTGGGCTATGTGGCTGAGGCCAACGAGCTTGCCATCAATTGTCTGCTCAGCGCAATCAGAGAACACGGGAAAATCTAATGACTAATCAAAGTCATCTTGATCTGCCGATGCTAGAGCAAGCCAAGTTTCATGTCTTCATGTATATCAAAGCCAGGCTTGACAAGACAGACAATCTTACCTCGTTCCTGAATGACGACGTGTATGTCGTCTGGTGGTGCAAGACACTGAAGAACTGGAAAGCCTTGCTGAGTACTACACTTCCAGATGGCATGTATTACGAAGTCACTTATAACGGTGACAAAGGCGAAACTTATTTCGATGCCTATAAGAAGTTCGATAACATCGTAATTAACGATACAATCTAATGACTAAAGAGAGAAGTTTTGGTCCTTCCGTTCTCGAGAAGATCTGGTGGTGTAAAACTCTTAAAAGCTGGAAAGCTTTGTTTAGTAGCACGTCGCCAGAAAAGATGTATTACGAAGTCACTTATAACGGCGACAAAGCTTACATCGACGTCTACAAGAAGTGTTACAACGTATGCATTAAGGATAAAAAGAGTTCCAGTCCGTTCAAGATGGAACGGATTGAGAAAGCCATACACAAAATTTTGCAGCGGCAAAGCGAAAATCCTGAATATGTTCCTGTTCCTTCTAGCTTGAATACAAAAAACAGAACGGAGGGCACAAATGGCGAAGGAGAGGAGTCTGGGGCCAGTAGTACTTGAGGGAAGACGGATTCTTTTTCGTAACTTCTCTGGAGAAGAAGGCAGGTTCAATGCAAAAGGAGCTCGGAACTTCAACGTTCTTCTCGAGCATGAAGAAGCTGAGCTGATGCTTAAAGACGGCTGGAATGTCAAATATCTTCAGCCGCGGGAAGAAGGAGACGAGCCTCAGCCTAGACTTGAAGTATCTGTCAAGTTCGGAAAGAATCCTCCTCGTATTATCCTCATCACAAGCCGTGGAAAGACTCCACTAGATGAAAGTATGGTTAGTCTTCTTGACTGGGCTGACATCGAAAATGTCGATATGATCGTGCGGCCCTATGAATGGGAAGTCAGTGGGCGCACAGGAGTCAAGGCTTATCTCAAGTCGATCTACGTGACTATCAGAGAGGACGAACTCGAGCTTAAGTATCTGGATGTTCCAGACAGTGCTTCCGCTGCCATCATGAGTCATAACGAACCGGAGGAATAATGGCCTGGACGAGACATGGACATCAAATCCCTGGAACTCCAATAGAAAACGACAGGCCAAAAGAAGTTGCCCGGTGCGGCGGAGTCATTCATTGTCCTGAATGCGCGACAGAAGTAGCTCCTCCACCATTGCCAAAACGTGTGAAAACAATCGCTGTAGATTTCGACGGAGTCATTCACGCATACTCTGGTGGGTGGAAAAACGGAACCATCTACGACGAGCCTGTTAGAGGAGCTTTTGAAGCTCTCAGAAATCTGATGAATAAATATGCTGTATTCGTCTTCACATCACGCAATCCTGCACAGGTTGCAAATTGGCTTATTAAAAGTGGTTTTCCTACACGCTTGTTTCCAAACAGAGAAGAAACTCCAGAATTCTGGAATAAGCAAGGAACACTTCTAGTTACAAATGTAAAACTTCCAGCGTTTGCGTATATCGATGACCGGGCTATTTGTTTCCATAATTGGGAACAAACTCTGGAAATCGTTGATTACTGGGATCAAATGGAAAGGCGAAAAAATGAACGAACAAGAAATACTCGACCGGTTTAAGCAACACAGAATGACTGAAGATCCTCAGGAATCTTCTACTATGATTCGATCGTCAGCTATCGAGCTCGCTATTCTAATCAATCTTGCGACTCCAGATAGCAGAGAAAAATCTCTCGCGATTACTCATCTCGAAGAAGCCGTTATGTGGGCCAATAAGGCTCTTGCTTTGCATCCGGAATAATCGATGATTGATCCGGATTCGCCCTTGTCCGTGATTCGTCAATGGCTTTCGGCGAAAATAGATACGCATCCAAAACCAGGAACCGCGTGGTGTGTAGGATGCAGCCTTAATAAAGGCGAAACCTTTATCATTTACTCATGTGATCCAGAACTAATTGTTAATCATGTGAGCAGTCATCCTCCTAACGAAAACGTGCGTATAAGAGCGGCGCAAAAATGAGCAAAGGTGACGGGGTCCCGCATAATCCAGGATGTGAAACTTTCGTCTTCAAAATTCTGACTTTGATTGCGATGACTGTGGCAATAGTCGTCGTAATCATTTAAAACTTCTCATTCAGAACAGCTGAGTGAGAAAAAAGAAAGGGGCAATCGAGTGCGTCGCATTCGAGCATTTCTGGCAGTGAGTATGCTGATTTTCGTGGGACTCAGTCTTGCTGCTGGTTCTTCGGGATCAGCTCTGGCGGTTTCTTCTGCGAATCATGTCGCATCGTCGTCGCACAGGAACGCTCCACCTGGTGTGGATTATCAGATGTACGGCAACGACTGTGCAAACAGTCCTTGTGGAGAACATGTTTGGATCACTTCCAATCCCAACAACGTGAGCGTTCGCGCATTTGTACAGTGCGGGAACGGAACCAACCTGTATGGCGGCTGGCACACTTCTGTTGGGCAGGAATCGTCGACTGCTGAGTGCGGATCTGGAACGCAGGCTCAGGCCGGGTATTTTCAGTGGACCATGCAGCTGAATGACGTGGCTTGCTGGATTCGCCCGTTCAGCTGGGGCCGAGCCGTCTGTACGTAGTATGTGACTTACAGCTGGTCCTCATGCTGGCTGGTGATTGCTACCAAGTGACAGTTTGTGAGAAAGACCAGGACACTGCCGGAGCCGCAGGCTGACTGTCCGCCCTCCATGTGGCTGCTTTCGGTAAATCCTGTTGGCAAAGACGAAAGCGTATCTATTCTCGAGGTGGTGATTTAAGTGCATGATCGATGATTAGATTGGGGGTCCAGGGTCTTCATAGGCTCTGGGCCCCTCTTAATTAAACTTGTTTTATAATTTTCGGAGATAACTTGATAAATCCGAATTTGATGCCGCATCAAGAAAAAGCGATAGAACAGCTAAGTAACGGTAAGATCTTGAAAGGAGGTGTTGGGAGCGGGAAGACAAGAACAGGAATAGCATATTATTGCAAAAACTATGCACCGTGGCTTCAGCTTATTGTTATAACAACAGCAAAGAAACGAGACAGTCTTGATTGGCAAGACGAAGCTGAGTTGTGGGGATGCAGCGTCATTGTAGACTCATGGAACAATTTGATTTCTTATGATGCAATAGAAAACGCGTTCTTCATCTTCGATGAGCAAAGAGTGGTGGGAAGCGGAATATGGGTACAATCGTTCCTGGAGATAACAAAGAAAAACAGATGGATATTGCTGAGCGCAACACCAGGAGATACCTGGCTGGACTACATTCCTGTATTTATCTCGAATGGTTTCTACAAGAATCGGACGGAGTTCCTGCGAGAGCATGTTGTATACAGCCGGTTCACAAAGTACCCGAAGGTGGAGAGAATTCTGGGAACACAAACACTAGCTAAATATCTTCGTTGTATCCTTGTGGAGATGCCATACGAAAGACATACGATTAGACACACTACAGATATATATGTAGAATACGAAACCGAGTTGTTCGATCTAGTCTGGAAAAGAAGATGGAACTATCTGGAAGACAGGCCTATTAGATCGACTGCAGAATTGTTCAGTCTAATGCGACGAGTAGTTAATGAGGATACGTCAAGAGTTTATGAAATTCAGAATCTTTTGATCAGGCATCCTAAGCTTATAGTTTTTTACAATTTTGACTATGAGCTTGAGTTGTTGCGTACACTCAATACTGTCTCTGCAGAATGGAACGGACATAATCATGATCCTGTTCCAGAAGTACCTGAGTGGGTGTACCTAGTTCAGTATGCAGCAGGATCAGAAGCATGGAATTGTGTGATTACTGATGCTATGATATTCTATTCTGCAAGTTATTCATACCGTAAAACAGAGCAAGCAATGGGCAGAATTGACCGGCTGAACACGAAATTTACAGATCTGTATTATTACTTTCTAAGGTCCTCGAGCGTGATAGATCGTGCTGTTTTTTCCAGTCTCGCGACTAAACAGGAATTCAACGAAAATCGTGCTTTGAAAACTATGGTGTAAAAACAGAGAAAGTGATAGTTTTTCCGTCACAAAGTGATAGTTTTAGAACGGTTTTGTCTTGGTATTTCTCGAGGTCAGATATAGTTTGTGATAGTTTTCTGTTTTTTTTATATATAAAATAATAATAATAATAAAGTATATATACGTATATTGAAAAGTTTTATAAAAATAAAGTATCACACATCACACTTATTATCATTCAAGATCTTCTCGGCGTAAAAACATGCCCTATAATAGAAGGAAGTAGACGATGCATGCTCAAAAGTGTGCTGCAATAGACACGTTTACTTCTTTTCTCATTCTTTCAAGGAGGAACTGATGGTTAAGAAGGATCAGAGCTCGGATAACCCTCTTGTGGCGAGCATCGACGTTCATGAGTGGTCGATTAAGTCTCTGGACGAAATCAACGAATTTCTGAATCGAATTGGTCAGCCTTCTCATTCCATGGAGGCTAACGCCGTCCATCAGCTTGGCCAGGTTAAGATGGCTCTGGTTCATCTGAAGTCCATCACGAGAGCTCAGACTCCCTCAGTGGAAGCAGAAAGTGAGCCTGCTCTTCAGTCTTAATTGAGATTGAATGTTTAGTTAATGAAAAGGAGAGGATTTATGGACATCGTCATGGTTGCGGATTGCATTCGCGTTAATATTCCGAAGGCTGAAGCAACAGGAATGCTTCTTGCTGGCTATACTACAGGTTCATCATCGATCAGATGGAATACTTCTGATTGGGAAAACCATCCAAACGCCCTTCGTATCGATCAGGATTTTCAAGCACTTGACGCTAATGCTGATTATCTTGATGTTGAACATGGTGCAGCAACAATTGCTGAATGTCCAGACTGGTATAGACGTGCTCTTCGCAATTATCATAATGCGGAACGTCCAGGCCAACGTCATCCAGGCTTTTACATCTCACTTTCTCAAACGACTGAACTTGCGAACAAGTTTGTTTCGTCAGGAATTAGGTCGGGTCCACGTTTGGTTATCGCTGATTGGGACTGGACTAAGACTGAAGCTATTTCTCATGTCATGCATTCTGAGTGGCCGTTTCCTGTTGTGGGAGTTCAGTTCAAGAATGCTGGGGATTTCGATGTGAACGTATTTTCTGGAGATTACGTTCGTACTCGAAGCGGTCATTCAGGTCCTCATGTTCACGAAACTGACGGAACAAAAACTCTACTTGAACTTGCTACATCACGAAGAATGCATGTGGCAGGATGGATGCAGCTTCAGCGTCATCTGGGAGGTAACGCAACTTCAGATGCGCTTGGTCGTGCAACTCCACCGCGTGGAACCAAGTGGCTTTCTCAAAATCCTTAAGCCACTCATAGACGTGAGAGACGTCCCGGTGATCTAGGCATGCTGTGCTCAACAGACACTAGGACGTCTCTCACCTTTTAAGTAGTTCGCTTAGGAGAGGAAGCGGATGAACAGAGCAGAATCGAGATTTCAAGCACACTTCATAAAACTTTTGCGTAGACAGTTTCCTGGCAGCATTATCCTGAAAAACGATCCAAATTATCTTCAGGGAGTTCCTGACGTTCTTCTTCTATGGCGAGAACATTGGGCTGCTTTTGAATGCAAGTCTTCGGAAAACGCTTCTACTCGTCCAAATCAGCGAGAATATGTGCTGCTGATGGACGCGATGTCTTTCTCGTCATTTGTTTTTCCAAAGAACGTCGATAAGGTCCTCCATGAAGTTCAACTCGCATTTCAGGCTCGCAGGACAGCACGCATTTCTGAGCGCCAGCAAGTATCATTGGATCAACTACGACGAAGAAAAACTAACAGAAGTTTGGACCAACGCTCAAGCCGCCAAACGAGGAACGGAACTTCACGCTCTAGCACATCAAGCAATACGTCTAGGCGTTAAGCTGCCCAAAACTAGTAAAACGCTTAATATGTATGTAAACGACGCAATAGGCTTTCGTATGGAAACCGAACAAATTCTTTTTTATTCAGAGAATTGTTACGGAACTGCCGATGCGATAGCGTTTAGAAAAAACATACTTCGAGTTCATGATCTAAAAACAGGAATCATTCAAGGTTCCATGCATCAACTCGAGGTTTATGTAGCTTTGTTTTGTCTTGAGTATGGGTTTAAACCAGGAGAAATGATCATCGAAACCCGGATTTATCAAAATGACGAAGTTATAATTGATAATCCAACTACTGATGTCATAGCCCATCTCATGAGTAAGATTGTAGTTTTCGATCAATATCTGGAACGCCTAAAGATTGGGGGGTAGCGTGGCCAACGGTAACGCTCTATATCATTACGGCATTCTTCGACGTTCAGGTCGCTATCCCTGGGGATCTGGCGGAACTTCAATTTCGAGAAGCCGAAGTTTTATAGGCTACGTTGACGATCTCAGATCCAAGGGTCTATCTGAAGTTGATATAGCCAGAGATATGGGAACTACAACAACTCAGCTTAGAGCTGCTCGCGCAATTGCAAAAAATGAAGTTCAGGCAGCCAACGTTGCAGAAGCAGTTAGGCTAAAAGATAGAGGTTTGTCTAACGTTGCTATAGGTCAACGAATGGGCGTAAACGAGTCGACTGTAAGATCGCTCGTTAATCAATCTCAAAGAGAAAAACAAGACGTTCTCACTTCTACATCTAATCTTCTTAAAGAAAAAGTAGATAAGGGCGGTTATCTAGATATAGGAAGTGGAACTGAGAATCATCTTGGAATCAGTTCGACTAAGCTGACTACTGCTGTAGCAATGCTTCGTGAAAAAGGTTACGAAGTTCATAATGTTCAGGTTACTCAGCTAGGAACAGGACAAAAAACAACAATCAAAGTTCTTGCTCCTCCAGGAACTAAGTATGTTGATATCGTTAAAAATCCTAGCGCTATTAAATCCATTGCTGCATATTCGGAAGATGGCGGTCGCACTTATCTAGGAATTCAACCTCCGATAAACGTTAGCTCTAAAAGAATCGGAATTCGATATGCGGAAGACGGTGGAACTTCTGCGGACGGTGTAATTTATGTACGTCCTGGAGTGTCAGATATAGCGCTTGGATCTTCTCATTATGCTCAAGTTCGAATAGCTGTAGATGGAACGCATTATCTTAAAGGCATGGCTATGTATAAAGAAGACTTGCCTAAAGGCGTTGATTTGCAATTCAATACGAATAAGAGCAATACGGGAAATAAACTTGACGCCATGAAGGCGCAAAAAGACGAAGATAATCCTTTTGGTTCTACTGTTCGGCAACAGCATTTCATAGATGAAAACGGTAATCGTAGACTTTCACCTATGAACATAGTAAATGAAGAAGGAGACTGGAAAGACTGGTCTCGAACTCTTTCAAGTCAAGTTTTGTCAAAACAAAGTACAGTGCTTGCAAAGAGGCAACTAGATCTGGCTCTTGCAACTAGAAGAGATGATCTAAACGAGATTATGCGTTTGACAAATCCTGTTGTTAAACAAAAGCTTCTTCAAGCTTATGCAGATAGTGCCGATTTTGCTTCAGTACATTTGAAAGCAGCGGCTCTACCGCGCCAGGGAACGCACGTCATTCTTCCTATTCCATCTCTTAAGGAACATGAAATCTATGCTCCTAATTACAGGAATGGAGAAAAAGTAGGACTTGTTAGATTTCCTCATGGTGGAACATTCGAGATACCAGAAGTTACTGTCAATAACAGACATGCTGATGCCAGGCATACACTAGGAAACGCTATTGACGCAATTGGAATTCATCCTAGCGTTGCAGAAAGACTGTCTGGAGCAGACTTTGATGGTGATACGGTTCTGGTAATTCCTAATAATAGACGAGAACTTAAAACGTCTGCACCACTATCAGGACTTAAGAACTTCGATCCTCGTACAGCATATCCAGCTTACGAGGGAATGAAGCCGATGTCAGCTAGATCAAAGCAGCAACAGATGGGTGATGTATCAAATCTTATCACAGATATGACGATTAAAGGTGCTAAGCCTGAAGAGATTGCACGGGCCGTTCGTCATTCGATGGTGGTTATTGATGCTGAAAAACATAATCTTAATTATCGTCAGTCTTATATAGATAATGGAATAGCGTCTTTGAAAGAGAAGTATCAAGGACGCGGACCAACAGGCCGTCTTGCTGGTGCTTCGACAATAGTTTCAAGAGCTAGTTCTGAAGTTCGTGTACCAGAACGTAAGCCTAGACCCGCATCGTTGGGTGGACCTATTGATCCTGTTACAGGTAGACGTGTCTTTGTAGAAACAGGACAAAGATTCACTGATATAAAAGGTAGAACTATAGTTCGAACTATCTCATCTACAAAGCTTGCTGAAACTTCAGACGCACACAAGCTATCAAGCGGTATGCCTATCGAGAACATATACGCTGATCATTCAAACAGTCTTAAGTCTCTAGCCAACGTTGCACGTAAGGCTTCACTAACTACTGGAAGAATGAAGTATTCACCTACTGCGAACAAGACTTATCAAGCACAAGTGTCCACTCTTAATTCAAAGCTAAACATCGCGCTTAAGAACCGTCCTCTAGAAAGACAAGCACAACTTATAGCTAATGCGATTGTAGCAGCAAAGTTGGAGGCAAACCCCCATCTAGATACCTCCGATATTAAAAAGGTTAAGGGTCAAGCACTTGACGCTGCTCGAACCAGAGCAGGTGCAAAGAAGCAACAGATAGAAATCACAGACGAGGAATGGAAGGCAATACAAGCAGGATCTATTAGCAGTAGTAGGTTGCGTCAGATTCTTGAAAACTCAGACGTTGATCGAGTTCGTAAACTTGCAACGCCAAGAGCAGCAACAGTTATGACTCCTTCAAAGCTTGCTATAGCTAAAGCTAGACTTGCTTCGGGTTACACTCAAGCAGAGATAGCCGATTCACTTGGCATTCCTGTCAGCACACTCAATGCTGCACTTCATCGTTAGGAGGTGACCATGGCAAACAGTGACGAACACATGCTGACTACTGTTGATAATCCATGGAATCCCTTCACTGATTACGAAGAGTGGTATCAATTCGATCATGATAAGGGATACGATACACCAGGTTATCTCGCTCGTATAGCTATTGTTACTTTCGATCTATCAGATACTGAGGTAGACGACACGATCGAACAAGCAATAGATGAAATTGTAAGACTTAACATTAATGGGATGTACAGGAAAGCAGTCAGACCACAAGCTGCTTAGATTTAAAAAGTCTTGAGGCACTGGAGGGGGGTCATTCATTTTTATACCCCCTTTATGCAT